CACTTTAAATAAAGTTTGATTAACAAAAACAGGAGAGAACATGGCTATCAAAGAACTACATTTACATGGTGTTACTTCCATAACAGCTTTCAAACCAAGCAAGCAATGGAACAGCAAAAGAATCCGATTTGAAACAGTCGATGGAACTAGTTTCGTTGTCGTTGCATTTGCTGAAAGTCTCGAAGGCTTAGAATTAAATATAAAAACTGACAACGTTAAGTTGTAAAATCAAAAGCATTACAAGGAGAGAACTAATGCTAGACTTCCAATCAAATGATTACAATTTCCCTATCGAATCGCAGCCTGTCTTTACACAGGATGGCGAGGTCATACCAGACCACCAGTGCATCATACGTACAGACACAGGCAGGTCGATGGGCTTGCATGGCTCACGCTATAAAGCTGTACCCCATGACGATGTAGTTAACTCTATTTTAGATAGCGTCAAAGCATCTAACTTATCTTCAGATTACGATTTAAAAGTAGACGTAGTAGAAGGTGGCCGCAAGCTTCGAGGACAAATCTTATTTAAAGATCTTGTACAAGAGCCAGCAGTTGGTGACTATGTTCAATTCAGAGTTGGCTTTTACAACAGCTACGATGGCTCATGGCCTCTTGGTCAACGTGCTGACGGTCTTAGATTGTGGTGTAAAAATGGCTGCACAAGCCCAGATACAGTAGCTATGTCTCGCCTCAAGCATACAACTTCAATTAATGTAGACGGCAGCGCAGCTAAGATTATCACAGGTGCAGAAATGTTTATGACTAAAGCAGAAGAATGGCAGGGCTTTATGAAGGTACGCATTAACAGCGACCAAGTAGAGCAGTTCTTTCGTTCAACAATATGCAAGGTAACAACCAAGCAAAAGCAGGTCACCAAGACCAACGAAAAACAACTCGAGAATCTTATCTCAGGTTGGCAAGAAGAAAGCGCAACGCTAGGCCACAACAAGTGGGCTTTATACAACTGCCTTACATCATGGGCCACACACACAGAGGATCTACGTTCGCCAGAGGTAGCAAGATACAATCGTGAAGCTATGATTAGCTCTGCTATGAATCACAATCTATGGAAAACAATGAACACGGAGGTAGTTCTATGATACAAACAGTAGTCACAACAGATAACCTTGCTGATATAATTGGTGAGTATATGCCTTGGCCTCAACAGCTAGAGAAAGTAGCTGATCAACTTGAGAAACTTAATCCAAGGTTTAACCGCAAGCGTTTTGTTGCTCTTGGTACGGCTGCTTGGGAAAGAGCAGCCCAAATACCAGAGGAGATCAACGATGAGATCCCATACTAATGGCTAGTGTTGATTGCTCCAAGTGTGACGGCAACGGCTACATAACTTGGGAAGTAACTGTGCCTCATAATATTGGAAGAGACATAGGTTACATAGACACTAAGAATGCTGAGTGTACAGAATGTGCAGGTTATGGGTGGCTGCCAAGCCACCTAATTGTTGACATAGATGATTAGATTGCTGCATTAGTGCAGCATGAAATCATATTTAAAACAACTGCAAGAGCTGTCTAAGGAATATAAGATACCTTTAATTAAAGCTTTTGAACAGGCATATATACCTTCTTCTACTTACTACAGAACAATGAAAGGTAATAAAGATATGCGATATGAAACAGCCCTAAAGGTGCATCATGTCCTTGAACGATTACACTTACTTCAGCAAGCCATTGACGATCCCAAAAGATTACGAGGTCATGGTACAAAAGCTAATAGACGCAAGGTTTACCCAAGGCTTAAGTCAAGAAGCACTGGCTCATAAGATAGGTTGCACTGTGTCTATTGTTCACAAGTGGGAAACCCACAAAAGAATACCATCAGGCTTTCTATTGTTCTGCTGGTTGGAGGCATTAGGATATGAACTCACGGTCACACAAAGGTAAACCTATTACTTGTGTAGCATGTAAAGAACCTACAAATTATTATGTAGCTATACTTAAAAACAATAACAGCTCAACCCAACCTCATTGGTTTGTCTGTTTAACTTGCTACGAGCAAGACAGATGGCAGCAAGCAGTAGATAACAAAGGATACACACGTAGTATCCAGCCAACAAAACCAAAACAATATAAACGCAAGCAATCTAAAGCTGCAATAAATAAAGCATGGGATATAATATGATTATATATGGAATAGATGCTGGGTTCACAGGTGCTATCACTAAGTACTGGCCTTCTGACAAAGTCATTGAGTGTTACGATATGCCTACATTCAAAGATAAAAAGAAAACTTTAATTGATCTACCTAAATTACTGCAAATACTTACAACCAGACGTTTGCTTGAAAGACCTATAGTTTATCTAGAAAGAGTATCAGCTATGCCAAATCAAGGTGTGTCCAGCACGTTTAGATTTGGTCAAGGTTATGGTCAATTAGAAATGGGTATCGAGGCCGCAGGTCTACCCTTAAATTATGTTAGCCCAGCAGTGTGGAAAAAACATTTTGGGCTTACAAAAAACAAAGGAGAGAGCAGAGAGAAAGCTGCTTCTTTGTTTCCAAAATACGCTGACTTATTCAAGCGTGTTAAAGATGATGGTAGAGCAGAGTCTGCCCTCATTGCAGAGTACGGTTTCCGTAAAGAATATTAAACACAGGAGAAGACTAATGAGTACCCAAACAAATCAAATCAAAGAATATCTTAATAAAGGTTACAGACTTACAGCTTTAGATGCTCTCGACAAATTCAAATGCTTTCGACTTGCATCAAGAATCAGCGAACTAAAACAAGAAGGCTATACTGTAGATAAAGTTATGATTGAAACAGAATCAGGCGCACGTATAGCAGAATATTACAACACTTCATTGACGCGAGGTTAACATGCGTAAGCCTAAAACTATTGGCGCAGCCGCAAGCAGCACAGTATGGGACGCTCACGTTGCCAAAGCAGCAAGCTCCCCTGTGCATGCTCGAGAGTACAAGAAATCTAACTACGTGTTAGACACAGATAAAGTTATGGGTGATCGTATTCGCAATGGCGAAGCGATAGGCCAGAACTATCTATCAGGCAAGCTTAAGAAAAGATTGCTTCAATACGGCAACGTCACAGAAGAAGACTTCGACAAATACAAGTGACGTTACGTCACATTGGATTGATGTAGCTGCACATATGCAGTAGCTATGTATCTATAATAACAGGAGAAAGTCATGGAACGTAAAGGTTTCATAGGCGGTTCTGACTGCGTAAAAATAATGCAGGGGAACTGGCTAGAGTTATATCAAATCAAACTTGGCCTTGTAGAGCCAGAAGATTTGTCACGCAACATCGCAGTACAGATGGGCAACCACACTGAAGAGTTTAATTTAAATTGGTTTGCCGATGAGTACAGAACTACGCTTACAGGATTCCAGCAGCCTTACGAAAGGTTGATTGGTACAGTGCCAGCTAAAGGTACAGTAGATGCTATCTGTGAGTCAGCAGATGCTAAACTGCAAATAGTAGAGGCCAAGCATACCAATGCTTACAATACTTTAGACAAAGTAATAGAGTATTACATGCCACAGTTGCAACTGTACATAGAACTAGCAGATGCAGACGGTGCTTACCTCTCAGTAATATTTGGCAATAACAAATGGGAATCAGCCTATGTCTCACGCAACAAAGAGTATTTCAATTCTATGTGGGCAGTGGTGTCAGACTTCTGGGGTTACGTGCTTCGCAAAGAAGAACCAGTTGGTAATGACGAGCCAGTACAACTTGGGACTGACAAGATTGCGGTGGACAACATGGTCAAGCGCGATGCCAGCAAAGACAACTCTTTTGTCGATGCAGCATACACCTACGTCACGCTCGAAGCAGATGCCAAAGCATTTGACCAATCCAAGAAAGACCTCAAGAACATGGTCGGCTCAGATGAGAGAGAAGTTTACTGTAGTAACCTTACAATCAAACGATCCAAGAACGGATCACTTAGAATAACAAGGAGGTAATAAAATGAGTATGACTATTCTTACAATGTGGATTTCAGAAGACGAAAGCATGATGGGATGTAATCTTGATCATAAAACTATCAAATCTTTAAAAGATGTAAATCCTTTACTCTTAGCAAAAGGTATTAAAGATTTAGTAAATGCCCAAAAATTTGAAGAAGAAATCAGGAGAGTAACCAATGACTAAACTATCAGCAATAGAGTCTTTACTTAAGGCTCACAAAGACATGAAGCCTGTCATAAAAGACAGCACAAACCCACACTTTAAAAACTCATACGCATCTCTAGGCGCAGTAATTGACGCTACGTCAACTGTGTTTAGAAACAATGGCTTTGTAGTTATGCAACCATGCGGCAGAGATGAGTTAGGTGCGTATGTAGAAACAAGGTTACTGCATACAACAGGCGAAAGTTTTTCTAGCAAAGTTTATCTAGTGTTAGACAAACAAAATATGCAGGGACTAGGCTCTGCAATTACATACGCTAGACGCTACGGCCTCTTGGGTATGGCAAACCTAGAAGCAGAAGACGACGATGGCAACGAAGCAAGCAAGCCATCTACAAAGATACCTGACAATAAGAAACCAATAGCATGGGAAAATTATGATGCATTGACAGGTTTACCAAATAAGAAATCAGAACCAGCATTTTAAAGGAGCCAGAAGCATGGCAGAACAATACGACGATACAAACAGAGGCGCAGCCTTTACACCATTTCCTACGCAATCACTTATCCTACAAGGTAAGATGAACGTCGAAGGTCAAGACAGAAAGATTTGCTTAATTAAAGATGAAACAAAAGATGGCAGAAAGATTGTTGAGATCTATGAGAAGATGGCTGTTATGTTTGAGAATGATAAAGACGGCAATGAAAAACGGCCTGACTTCAGTGGACCTATGCAGAATAATGATAATCTAAAAGTATCTGGCTGGCGTAGAGAAAAAGATGGCAAGCCTTATATCTCTTTATCTGTTGGTGATAAGCAAGGTGCTGCCCCCCAGCAGCAAAGCACCTTGCCAGATGACAGTATTCCGTTTTAAGATGAGGTGTTCTTTTAAGGTACTCTCTTCTTAAAAGAACCTCCTGACTTAACTGGGCCGCTTTCGGGCGGTCCTTTTTTTTAAACTAAATAGAAGGAAAGGTTTCCATGATTAATGAGAAATGCGACTGCTACGGTTGCGTCACAATGCGTAAACCTTGCATTAACAAAGAAGATAAAGAGGATAAGATGTACGAAAAACAAATGATGCAATGTATTAACGCTGCTGAAATGGGCTTAACTCAAGAGCAAACATCAGAGCTTCTTGAAATACCGTTTGGTGTAGTGCTAGCTTTAACCAAGGAATTTAATATAAAGTTCCGATGTCTTAGGAGTAAAGACAATGACAGAAACAATGACAGACAAAGTAATACTCAGAAGCAAGAGACTAATAACCGCTATGATTCAAGAAGCAGAATCAAACCAAAGGCCAAGGTTAGTGCAAAGATTACAAGAACTCGACGCTTTGCTGGATATGGTTCAGAGGAATATAAAAGATTAAAGTATCTTTATCTCTCAGATAAACTACCAAAAGAAAAACAGGAACCAATCCTTGCCCACCTTCTCAAAGAACTTAGAGAGCAAGAACATGAAACAATAAAAGGTCCAAGACTTCCTTACAAAAAAATAAATATAGGCTCAAGATGTTTTGGACTGTATTGATTCTCACGTATTACGTTGAAGAGTACACCATACACTCAGACATTTACTTTAGAGATATGAAAAGCTGTTGGGAAGCAAGCGATATAATCTACCCTGTCATAGCAAATCATCACAAGTTTTCTATGTCCAGATGCAGAGAAACAAATTTAATGTTGAGTGAGTTTAGACAAAGACCAAAGCTTAGATCTAGTGTGAGTGACTAACATGCAATATTTAACTTTTTAGGAGTAGGTAGCTCTGCAATATCTTTCCCCCAAGACACTGCAAAACAATTAGTCACTCACATAAGTATTAAAGCATAAGTTCAAAGTGAGGTCCATCAATAAATGGCCTACGTCCCTGAGTTCTTCGCGTATCAATGTAGCTGTTCATTGCATCTTCCATTGTGCCATCGAAGTAAGCAATGTTTGGCACTGTCCATGCTGCACCCCAACGAATAGGAACATCAACCTCACGCGCTGCTTCAGCCATAGCGTCAGCTATATCGTCGTATAAATTAAGTTCCCATGAAGACCGTGACCCAATGTAAGCCATGAGATCGACAGCGTGACCATTAAGATGTTTTGACTTCATTGTTTTAGATGCGCCTTTGGCAACTAAATCTTCTTGTTCTTTGGATGTTCGCATGCCGCAGATTACACCAAAATCTATTTTAGATTTATGTATAGCTGACTTAACCACAGCAACCATACGCTCATCTACACCTATAAGTCTATCTAAACTTCGAGCTGATAATTTAAATGCCATTGTATTTCCTTTACTTACCTACTTGTTTAACGCGCTCATATGATCTCATGCCAGCTAGACCAAGCATACCAGTTAGCACTGGCATCATCACACTCATGTCAGCCTGTGGAATATTAAACCCAAAACCAGCACAGATCGGAGATATAAGAAAGTTAACCATTAAACCAAGAACGCACACATAACCACAGAGAGGACGCCACGATGCTTGAAACCAATTTCCCTGTGCTTCTGCCTTGTTTACCTCTATCTGCGCTAGCATAGCCTCCTGCGCATGTCTGTCAGCCATTGTAGATATATCATGTGCAAGTTGTGCAGCTTTATCTTTATCTTGTACAAACTTACCAACAATCTCGGTAGCTGGTCCAATCAAACTTGAAATAATACTCATTTTCTACTCATCCATGCTGTTGTTCCCATAAACGCGCCGACAATGCCAGCACCGCTAATGTAAAACAAGTTACTTATATCACTTAATGCTGTCACTCGGTTTATAGGTATAAAAAACATTGAAAGAGTAAATACGCCCATACCTATCAATGTCCAACGAGCCATACGAAGTTGAGCTAAGTGTTTGCGAAGTGCGTCTTCGGTTTCCCTAATTTCTTTAGCTTTAGCCATTTCAGAATCAGAAACAATTCCATCACCATCCATGTCATAAGCATCATACTTACTTTGATCTTCTAGTTTTTTTGCTGCCATGTTGTTTCCTTGCGTAAGCTAAAGCAATCTTTCTACTGCTTGTTATAATGACAACTTTAAAATTTGCATCATAAACGGCCCATCTTATCCGCCGTACTTGTTCTATCTTCACCCATTAGCCCACCGATCTACGCCCCAAACCATAACAGCAGAGCCAATAGCAAAACAAACAACAGCAAATACAATGCTTAGAATATAAAATACACGATCTCTATATGCAGCTTGGGCTTCCAGAGCTTCCTTCTGCCGAACACGCGCCGCAGCGGTTTCCCGTACCACCGCGTCCCAGAGGCCGGGCGAACCGTAGAGCCGACATTGGGAGCGTAAATCCTCCATAGCCTCTTTGTGCGCTATTTTAGCTTGCGCAATGGCAAACCCTTCTTGTTCGCTAAACGACAAACGTCCTAACGGTCCTTTATGTTTACCGGATTCTGCTAGATTAATGTCTGCTTCAAGCTGGGCAAGTTTGCCAAACTGCGGCATTAAAGAATTAACATCTCGACCAGCTTTAACCGCTGCTGATATCCCAGTAGCAATCTTTGTAACTGCTCCTGCAAGTGCTAATACTTCTATCATTTAAATAAATCCACAAAGAACCTATCCAATCATGTTAATGCGTAGAAGCAGTACTATTATAAATGCAGATGCACCTATAACAATAGCCTCAATGCGTTTTACCCTGTTAAACAAATCTTTGAATTGAATTTCCATCTCGGTTTTAATTGCCACGATTTCTTTCTCCAATCCGTTTATGCGGTCATGCGCTGAAGCTATTGTTCTTTTGTCCATTTATTTTAGTCCTTAGTTTCTTCTTCTGTTTTAGAAGCCTCAAGAGAGCTTGCTAACATTTTACCAAACGCTTCGCTGCCTACTCTCAGTTGATCTAAATTAAACTGAGCAGAAGTTATCTTTTGTTGCAAAGAATTAATATGATTAATCATCATCTTTTGCTCATCAGTTAAATCGTCTTCTGTGTAGTCTACATCGTTAATCGTAATAACCTTTTTTTCTTCAGTCATTTTGATTTCCTTTCGGGGTTAGGGTTAAAATTATTCAGTAGCCCACGGCATACCTGTTGAGTTTGCATTGTTAGCTATCTTACTGTTAATTGACTTTGTTATTAAGGCTTCTATTCTAGCACCTTCTCCATTACCCTTAACCCAA